CAAGTGATTGTCATACATCTTGCCAGTAATGTTTCTAATAGCATCACCCTGCTTACTACCTATCTCTCTATCACTCTGATAATCTACTTCAGCACCTGCATCTAGACATCTACCGAAGTAACCTCGTCTATCTGGTATATTAAAAGTAGTAGTACCATTACCTTCGCCGTATGTAGTACCTATAGCTTCAAATAAGTCAGAGTATGCTTCTCTGCTTATCTCTCTACCATCACAGAATAGCCACCTACCTTTAGGGTTTTTCATCGCAAAGAAGCCATATTGTCCTGCTTGAAATTGAGGCTCTTCTAAATCTACTGTAGTACCTTCGATATATAACTCACCATCTACTATTAATTCATCTTCTATAACAGGATCTAGTCTGATAATAGCTTCATTAGCTTGTAGAGTATAAGGCTTAGTTATATCCTTCTCTTTCTCCCAGTAACCATTAATAGATGCATACTTATTAATGTAATCTATAAGTCCTTTCATAGTAAGGATATGAATAGGTCTAGCGTTATAACTTGTATTTCTCATAAGGATTTGTAGATTAGTAGTAATATCTGGTCCTGCTAACATACTATCAGCCTTAGCTAAAATACCTGTAAGCTTTAATTGCTCTGCTTCTAGTACTTGTATATTATTAGTAGGATTGTAGTCATCTTTAACAGACTTCAATCTAGGTATATATCCTGTATAGCTTCTCTTATCGTATGTTTCAGTCTGTCTTACATATTCTTCAGGAGCTAGTCCACCAAGCTTGGCACTATTTACTGCAGTAGCATCAGCATCTAGCTTAGAATTAAGCTCTTCATGCAAGGTTGATAACATAGAATCTAAGTTAGTCATACCTGCTGTAAACTTATTTACTTCAAAAATTAGCTTATCCCCTAGCTCTTTTACCTTTTCTTGCATAGGAGTAAGTTTATTCGCTACTACTCCGTCTATCTCAGTGAACTTAGTTTCTATTGTAGATTGAATAGTAGTAATAGAACTCTTTAGAGTAGTCATCTCTTCATCAAGTTTCTTAATACTTTCAGGATCGAACTTCTTAACTCTCTCTTCTAGTTTAGCTACAGCATCATCAATAGTTCTCTGAACTATCTGTCCTGCTTCTTTATAAGCTTTTATAACCTCTTTAGTTTCAGCTCTATTATTTCTGAAGTCTATTAGATCTTGTTTTATATCTGCTAAGTTCTTTAGTTCTGGTATAACTTCTTGTATGTCTTCTAGGACGCCATAGTATCTAGCTACTATCTCGATAGCTAGTAAGTGTTGAGATACTTCATCTATCTCAGTTAGATGTCCTGATACGCTATCTACATTATCTATGCTCTTATAAAGTCTTTCTAGCTTATAAGAGATATTATTTAGTACTCCGATAGCTTCTGACATACCATAGACACGAGTGATCTCATTTATATGTCTAGCTATGTTATCTAGTAAGCCAGATACACTAGCTTGAGCTACCTTCTTAACACTATCTAGATCAGTAGAAACATTAACTATATCACTAGATACTTTAGATACATTAGTTATGACATCTAGTGAAGGCTCTATAGTTTTAATATACTCAATACTATCTCGTAGTTTAGCCATTGTATTTCTCAATGAGAGCATATCATGGATATTACCCATCTCAGCTTTCATCTCTTTAAAGAGTGGTAAGTTCTCTAGTAGAGTTTTCTCTTCATCACTCAACTCTTCTCTAAGTACTATTGTCTTTATAGTATCTGTATTCTCTGCATTAGATAGATTACTATGTGTACCTTCATGCTTAGAGTTTATAAACTGAACTAAATTAGCCATTAACAAAACCCTTTCATATCAGTCGTAGTTCGAATAAGACTATCAGGGATCACTTGTTGATTCATAATAGCTTTTTCAACTTCATTGTTATAAGCAGTTAAGGCATTGCCATAGTATTGTTTATAACCCTCTATATTAGTAACAATTCTTAAAGCTACATAGGCATATAAGACATCTAATAGACCACTAGGTAAATCTAATTCATCTTCTATACTAGTTACCTTTATAGGCTTAGGTTTATACTCTACATAGTAAATATCACCTTCTTTAGCATTAGGGAAGAATAGAGTATCTTGATTGATGGCGAATACATTGACCTCATTCAATCTAAGAGTACTATCCTTGTCATCTCTAACACTAAGAATCTTATAGATCTCATCTTCATTAGTTTTAAAAATATCTGTCTCTACAGCCTCATTCTCTAACATCACTTCTTTATCTAAAGTAATATTCATCTCTTTAAGAGCTTCTATCTGAGCTGCTTTAGTTGCAAAACCACCATGAGTCATCTCACACTTAGCAAGCTTAGCATGAGTAGCCATAATAACATTAGGATCTTGTCTAGATATTCTAAAGTTCTTTCTAAAAGCAGGTACTAGAACTATGGCTTGTTCTCTCTTAACATTGAATAGTCCATAGATAGTGTTCATAGCTTCATTAATAAGCACTATTAAGTTCTCATTATTCATCTGTTTATTAGGAGTAACATTAGGTAGAGTAACGATCTTTAAATGCTCTATTGCTTCTTTTACTTTCATGTTAAAATACCGTATTCCTTATTGTAGTTATTTCACTTACTTCATTATCGTAAGTACCATAGGTATTAGGCTTGAAGGCATCGAAACTACCTAGCATAGATATGCTATCTAGTACATCGTCATGCTTAGATTTAAAGCCTTGTTTAGTAGCCTTACTTCTCTCCTCTTCGAACTCGTTATACCATGCAGTATCTTTCATCTCATTAGCTATCCATACCTTCTTAGTATCGAATCTAGGTTTAAACAGAATAAATCTAGAGAACTTATCTCCAGTAGGTCTAATACCATCTTCACCATTATTATTCGAACTAAGGAAGTTAAAATAGATATTCTTAGCTAGCATCTCATCTCTTAACCAAGAGATAAATCCAGCTTGTTGTCCTGTAACTTCTATGCCTACTCCGATAGGGTTATATACAGGTATAAACTCAAATATCTTATTTATAAACTTACTAACTTCAGTCTTATCGCACCAGCCATCTACAAGCATATAATCACCATTATTAGAGTAAGCCCATACGCTAATAACACTGAAGTCAGCATTCTTCTTAGCACTAGTAGCTAAGTCAGTAGTAATGTAGAAGTTATATCTATCTTTATGTTTTAATACTTGTTCTCTATTGAAGAAAACTAGACTAGAATTAGGTATAAGTAAATCTTCTTTAGAAGTGATCCTAAGCATAAGCTCTTGATAGAAACTATCTATCTTACCTATACTCATAGCCTCTTCATAAGCATCTTTTACATACTCATAACTAAATCTATCTTCCCAACTACCTTTAAACTCTTCTTTAGTACAAGGGAACTTTTCGCATACTGGGTAGCAAGCTACCTCCCAAGCTCCACTCTCAACTATCTTATATAAAGGATCTTTAGCATTAAATGGAGTACCTAACCAGATTACTTTATGCTTAACAGGACTAAGAGCATATTTAACGGCTTTATGGATAGTGTCTTCTATAGTTTTAATAACAGTATCGCTCCTAGCATCCTCATCACTAATAATGTCATCTACGATAGCTAAAGTAGGTCTCTTACCATATTCTTTAGCACCACGAAGACCAGTTTTTGCCCCATATAATTTCACTACAAATCTATCACCTCTTAGATTTACAAACTCCAATCTAACATCAGTGATCTTTCTTCCTGCAGTAACATTGTCATCTTCATTGCCATCTTCATCTACATACTTGATACTCTTATTAGGTATAAGCTTCTGTAAGAACTCGCTATTCTGATACCTATACTCTATATTCTTTCTAAGAGATTTAACACCATTCTCAATACTATCACCTATATATACAGCAAACTCAGTTTTACCTATGCAAGGTAATTCTCCGAATGCTGCAGCATATAAGAATAACCACTCTGCGCAAAGGGTAGTTTTGGCTAAGCCCCTATGGCATAGAACAGCAGTATTTCTAGTAGATGTAAAAACAGCTTCACATATCTTTAAATGTACTAGAGGAGTTTTATTTTCTAGAGTATCACCACTAGCCATCTGAATAAAGTTAATAAACTTAAGAGCATCTTCACTTGGAACATATCCCTTGAAGTCATAATCTACTTCATTTAAATACTCGTCTACACTCTTAGCCATCGTTTACTACCTTAGCATCTATGAAGCTCATTTTAGAGTTAGCTACATCAGTAAGCTTACTACCATTAGCTATCAATCTTTTCTGTTCTTGTACCATGTTAGCTAGCATTTCTTCATACTGATCTACAATACTATCAGCCTTGTTATTAACATTAACATCTACTTTTATATTCTCTGGTGGCTTGAGGTGTAATAATAATTTATCAGCAGCATTAATCCTATCTCTAGAATACTTAGCAGTATCCATCTCTTCTACTAGTCTCTTAACAGCTTTATATCTATAGCCTTGAAACATAAGCCATAAAGGTACTTCAGCTTGAGAGAGTATTTTTATAACAGTAGGATTTTTACGATACCTAATAGCAGCACTACTTAGTTGCTTATATTCATCAGAACTAGTATCTGCTCCTACTCTATCTTTTACAAAATCTCTATAACTAAAGGCTCTAGTATAAGCTTGAACTACATTACCACCATTAGCCTCTAGAAAACTACAAAATCTAATGGCATTGACGTAATCCTCTAGGCTAACACGATCACCTTGTAGAGCATCTTGATAAGTATAAAGGGTATCCATAAATCTAAAGCCATCGAAGTCAGGCTCATTAATTGTCTGGTTGATTAAGTCAAGAGCTTCAGGAGTAATAGTAAGTCTCTTCTTCCCCTTTAGAGACTTACTAAACCATTCAGTTAATTCTTCTTTAGATACATTAGTAACTGTCTTGACAACGTTTCTAAGACCTAAATCAGTATCACTCAATGTCTTCTCCTTAAGATCTAATTAAATATTACGAATTAATCTTAGCGTAATACTGATAAACTTTCAAGAGTAAATCTGCTATAATTAAGGTTAGATTAAACCTTTATAAAGGACATTCTATGAAGAAAATATTTTTAGGATTTTTAATTTTAGTGACTTCTAGCTTCGGTTGGATGAAGACTGACATCATAGAAGCTTGTGTATCTGTAAAGCAGAACTATGGCTGGAGTATGCCAGTAAAAGTACTAGTAGCAATAGGTATGCCTTCAGATATAGCTGTAATCTTACAAGACTATAATAACATAGCTCTCTCATTAGATAGATCTATAATAGGTAGATATATAATAGGAGATGTAATAGGTGTAGACGAAAATAGAGTTATGTATAAACTACAAGACTCTAACTTCTGCTATTAACCTTTTTACTAGAAAGATTCTCTACTTCTATAATATTTACTAAAGCTTTATATAAGTAAGAATCTTCTTCACTTAAGTTCTCTTCACTCTTTAGCTCTTCTAACTTATTATTGAGTAGATTAAACATTAGTTCAGTAGCTACAGCTTCACAATCTTTCTTATACTGCTCTTTACTTAAAGTACCATCAATCTTCTTCGATAAATATACTTCACTAAACATTTCTCTACTCCTATACTCTTCTGTTAAGAATATCTTTTTATTCAGCCAATCAATATACTGCTCACCTTCTACATTAAACCATAAACTCATTCTATCCTTGAATACTTCACGAATATCTTTAAAGACATCTTGAGATAACCTATCCTTAGATGTAGCACTCACTCCATTCATTCTAGTTAGCATCTTAGTATAGACAGCTTTACCTATAACCCAACCAATACTAACTACTAGTATAGTGACAACTAGTGGAGCAGCTCCAGCTACTGAGCTATCTGTAGCTCCCCTAGAAGTAGCTACTAGAATGTTACCTAGAGTAATCCCTATAGCAGAAAACAAGAATCCACTCAATATCCCTATAACTAATGCAGCACTCTTCTTCATCTTACATCCTTACTAATTTATCTAAAGTATCCCTGATCTCACTAGGAGTATATAACCTAGTACCAATATAGGTCTCATTTAGATTGAAGTATCTCTCTACAATATCTCTCAATCTAGCTAACTTATTACTATCCTTACCTTGCAAGCAATGACCTATCTCTCTGCCTATGACTTCACTTAGATATTTAGAAGCTATCATATTAGTAATAGAGTTATCTAACTCTTTAATCCCATCCATATTACCTATACCATTCTCAAACTTCTTAAGTATCATAGATATACAATCTTCATCTTGTTTTAGCTCTTCGGTTATACCCTTGTACAAGTCCTTATCTAATGGGATATCTCCTAGTATCTCTTGAAAATTATCAGCATAACTCTCGCAATGAACTTCGATTACATCATCAGTAAGCCAGAATCTACCACTCATATAACCCTCCTTTATTTTCATTTAAACATATTTTAAAAGTATTAGTCTTAATATTCTCTTATCAATTCTTAAAGGACCTACTATGAACTTAGAGCAAGCCTACAAGAGTTACAGAGATAATCTGCTAATAACAATATTCGAAGTAGAAACCTATGCTGAGTATTCCCTTAGATTTCAAGATCTAAATCAGCTTCTAAACTTATACTCTAGAGCTACCTTCTATCTATGTGAATGCCTCGATGAAAGCTCACTTATAGTCTATTACCTAGATCCTATCTCAAGAGAACGAGCTACTAACCTATTCAAGTTATCTCTCCCTATAATAGAGGAGCATCTAAGGCAAGCAGTAGTAACTCAATCTAAGCAGATACCTAAGTCAATAATCCAGTCATCAATCCAGACAGTAAAAGCATTACAATCTAAACCTAAGCATACTCTAAACATACATCAAAGATATGTCCTGCATTATCTAGAAGTATTCTTAGAATACCTTCACTAATACAAGGCACTAGTCCTAGTAACTCATACTAGGCAGGCTCTCTCGACCAAGCATGGTCTCTAAAAAGATAGTCTAGGCTTTAAGTAGTATGAGGAGAGTACGAGGAGGTTGAGTATTGATTTGTATCGGGAAATTATAATTTTATATGAGGGTAGTACTCCCCCTCTCGCTCTCAAAAATTATTTACCTACCCCCCTACTCATTGTAAAAAGCATTCTTTTTCTCAAGCCAGCTCTCTAATAGTTCAGAGTTCTCCATGCTATTCGGTTAATCGTTTGAGAGTTGTACTCTTAATAAAATTAAATTAAAAGGAGACGTTATGTCTAAAGAGATCTCATTATTCGGAACAGTTAAGGAAGTATTAGGCACTGTCCTTAGATCAGGTGAGAGGCTAGTTAAGATAGCTGATCAAGGCACTCAATATGCCTTAGAGGCAGCTAAGGTTGCAAGGCTAGAGGCAATAAACGATTTAGAGATCAGTGAGGAATCTCTTAAGAGTTTCGAAGAGAAAGTTGCACTACTAGAGAGAATTAAATAATTTAAGTTTGGCTTAAGTTTTCTCTCCACCTTAGGTTAGGGTTTATCCCTAGCCTTACTTTTTTTTTCGTATCTCCTTGTATTTCTCTCATTTTCTCTCATATTGTTCTCCTTACACTTTGTACACTTAACACTTACACCTACACCATACACTACCTTACGTCTATCGTCTCTCCTTCATATCCAACTCTCGTCTCCTTGTTCAAGCTCGTTCTCCGTTCGGTTTATCGTCTGAATGATTCATCATTCTAAATTAAATTAATAAAGGATAATCCATGAGATTAGCAGTATCAGTTTCTAAAGCAGCAGAGCATAGAGTTGGAGAGAGATCACCAGAGAACTTTCTCAATAGTGTAGAGGAAGTACGTGATTATACATTAGCTAACGAAGCTAAGTACTTCGTAAATATTAGAGGTCATAAAGCAGAGAAAGGCATCAAGCCTTTAGATTTCAAGTCAGCTTATGTTCAAGCTCAAAACCTTATCGCTGAAGGATACTCTGATAGAGATGTATTCATCAGTGCAATAATCGATAAAGTCGCTACAGCAGACGACATCGATTTCTAAGAATTAGTTGAGAGAGGTATTCATATCTCTCTCAGCATTAGAGTAATCAATGGATATAAGAATATCTATTGACTACTTTAATCCTTCTAATTCTCCTTAATTACTAATCGAGTCAGCATAGATTAGTAATTCACCCATGCTGATTTTTTTTTTACAGAAAGGAGTAACCAT